TGATTTTTGGATAGTAAAAATAGCTGGTACTACAAACCTAAGTGGAATTACAAGCTGGGCTGTAGGTGACTGGGCTATATATATAGTGCCATCAGGGGGTGGAACAGCGTTTTGGCAAAAAGTAGATAATACTACTTCAATATCAGGTACAGGTACAGGTAATCAAGTTGCAAAATGGAGGGGGGTAGGAGCTTCCACTACACTAACTGACAGTATTATAACATCTACCGCAACAGCGGTAGGGATAAATGTTCTTACTCCAGTTTCAGCATTAGAAGTTGATGGACAAATTAAAGGAACATCGCTTGATATAGGTGCTGGAGCTTTGGTTCAGGGCAGTCTTAACGTAGATTTTAACGCTATAGTTGACGGAAATGTAGGAATAGGGGTTAATACTCCAACATCAAAATTAGAAGTTGATGGAGAAATTAAAGGAACATCGCTTGATATACAAGCAGATGCTTCTATTGGAAATGATCTTACAGTAGGTTCCGATGTTACAGTTGCAGGTAATATAGATACAGGTACTTTAGTTGTTTTTGGAGATTCACTATTTGCAGGTGTAGAAATTCAAGACACATTAACTGTTGATAATCCTGCTACATTTAGCTCAGAGGTTATTACGCCAGAATTACAGGTTGATAGAATACTTATTGAAATTCCAGACAATACAATAAAAGTAAAAAACCCAGGGACTAATGACCAATTAGAAATTACAGGTAATAGTGGTGTTGATATTTCAAGCTTAGACGGACTAACATTAGAAGTTTCAGATGTTTTTGAGTTTAGAGGTTCTTCAGGAATAAGTGTTTTTAATGGAAACGCATCAAGTGCTAGCCTAGATGTTAGTCAGATAACAACATCAAGAACTTTTCAGTTCCCTGATAATGATGGAACTATAGCATTACTAAGTGATCTCCCATCAACAACTGGACCTTTATCATGGGTAGGTCAGATAGGTGTAGATTTTTTTGGTGTTCCTGTAATTGAAAGAACACAAACCTCCACATTATTTGTAGGAGACCGAGTAACTACTCCGACTACATTTAGAGATATTACATTTACAAAAGATGCAGATGGGGAATATAGGATTAGAATAAATTTTACTCCAAATACTGTCCCTACAGATATAACTAAACTAGCGTTGCAATTCGGTGATAATGTAGCTAGGGTTTATAGTTATCAACAAGGAAGTCAAACTTCAGGGGGTATAACCGTAGGGTATAAGGAGTTTTTATTTAAAACATATACCCCAGCAGGAGTAGTGGCGGCAGGACAGTTGCTTGGGCAACAAGCAGCTATGACAAGCGTTACGCTTTATCCATAAATAGCAGTCTAATATCACAAAGTACCTCTGTTAATTCAGGGGTATTTTTTTTTGCTTATATTTGTTGTAAATTAAATTAAATGGAACAAATAAGAAAAATATCAATAGGAGCTGATTATAAATCAGGAGCTATGCATTATATTGTAAATCAAGAAGTACTTGGTGGTAGTCATATGATTCATTTAATTAAAAAAAATGAATCAAATCAATCACTAACTATTTTTATTGAAAACAAAAAAGGAGAAATATTTCTTTGGAAAGAATTTAATTCTTCTATTCCTGTTTCAATTGAATACAATATATATTTTGAATGAAATCACCTTTTTATTTCATAGTAAAACCTAAAGACAATAGGAGATACGATAACACTAAAAAAATAGGTAATATAGATTTTATTACCAGCACATCCAAAGAAGATCATATCGCATCTAACCGATACGCTATAGTGGTAGAAACCCCAATAAACTATTCTGGGCCTATAGAAATAGGAGACACTCTTTTAGTTCATCATAATGTTTTTAAATATTATAATGATATGAAAGGAAAAGAAAGAAGTGGAAAAAGTTTTTTTAAAGACGATTTATTTTTTATAGATAATGACCAATTCTTTTTGTTTAATCATAGGGGTGTTTGGAACTCACATTCTAAATATTGCATGATAAAACCAATACCTAAAGAAAGTTATTATTTAAAAAGTCATGAAGAAGAAGAGCCATTAATTGGCTTAGTTAAATACCCAAGTGAATACTTAATTAGTAAGGGAATTAATAAAGGTGACAAGATTTCTTTTAAGCCAGAAAGTGAATACGAGTTTATAGTTGAAGGAGAAAAACTATACAGAATGTTTGACCATCAAATAACCTTATCTTTATAATATGGATGTAGACGAAATAAAATTAAGGATTATAAAAGCTGGTGAAAAAGCTGTTAATCAATTAATAAAAGTTGCAGAGGAACATATAATAAAATACGGAGAGGATGATGAGCTTGCTGCAGATAAATTAAAAAATGCAGCAGCAACTAAGAAGTTAGCCATCTTTGATGCTTTTGAGATTTTATCTAGAATTGAAGCTGAGAAAAACATGATAGAAGGAAATACTACAAACGAAAAAAAACCAACACAAGGATTTGCAGAACGAAGATCAAAATAGTTTAATAAAGGAATTAACTAATTTCTTGCCTAAAACTGTTATAGTCAATAAAAACAAGGCAAAAGCTTGGGATTATGGTTATAATGAAAAATACGACTTTGTAGTTATTTCAAAAACTGGAGAAATAGAAAAAGTTATTGAAATACAAGGTTTAAGAATAGCGCTTCCAAAACCACCTAAAAAAACGCATTCAAGAAGTAAAAACAAATCTGAACAATATTGGGAGTCTTTTGAATACCCAAGTCAATTACAAAAAATAAAATCTATATTCCAATGGCACGAAGCTCCATCATCATTTAAAAATGAATGGGTAGATTATATTGAACAAGAGTTTGACAGAAGAGAAGAGGGATTTTGGTTTATGAATAATGGAACACCTACTTATATTACAGGATCTCATTATATGTATGTTCAGTGGACAAAAATAGATGTTGGTCTTCCTGATTATAGAGATGCTAATAGAATATTTTATTATCATTGGGAAGCTTGCAAGGCTGATAAAAGAAGTTATGGACAAGATTATTTAAAAATAAGACGTTCAGGATTTTCATATATGGCTAGTGAAGAGTCAGCTAACATAGGTACAATAAGTAAAGATGCTAGGATTGGAATCCTTTCTAAAACAGGAGCTGATGCTAAAAAAATGTTTACAGATAAAGTTGTTCCAATAGTTAGGAACTACCCATTCTTTTTTAAACCTGTTCAGGATGGTATGGATAAACCTAAAACTGAGTTAGCGTTTAGAGTTCCTGCATCTAAGATTACAAAAAAGAACATGTATCAAGAAGATGATAATGTTGTAGAAGGATTAGATACGTCTATTGACTGGAGAAACACAGGAGACAACAGCTATGATGGAGAAAAATTAAAACTACTTATTCATGATGAATCAAAAAAATGGGAAAAGCCAAACAATATATTAAATAACTGGAGAGTTACAAAAACATGTCTTCGTTTAGGTAGTAAAGTCATTGGTAAATGCATGATGGGGTCTACCGCAAATGCATTAGAAAAAGGTGGTGATAACGGTAAAAAGCTATACTTTGATTCTAGTGTTGACAAAAGAAATAAGAATGGTCAAACTAAAAGTGGACTATATTCACTTTTTATTCCTATGGAGTATAACATGGAAGGGTTTATTGATAGATACGGAATGCCTGTGTTTAGAAAACCTGAAAAACCAATACCCGGTATTGATGGTGAAATGATTAATCAAGGAGCTATAGATTATTGGGAAGCAGAGGTTGATAGTTTAAAAAATGATCCTGATGCTTTAAATGAATTTTATAGGCAATTTCCAAGAACAGAGTCTCATGCGTTTAGAGATGAAAGTAAACAGTCTTTGTTTAATTTAACCAAAATATATCAACAAATAGACTATAATGATTCTTTGATAAAAGACAGGTTTTTGACAAGAGGTTCTTTTTCTTGGAAAGACGGAATAAAGGATACTCAGGTTATATTTAGTCCGAATACTAAGGGTAGGTTTTTAATATCGTGGACTCCAAACAAACAACTACAGAATAACTACAACACAAGAAATGGGTTGAAATTACCTGGAAACGAACATATTGGAGCGTTTGGTTGTGATAGTTATGATATATCAGGTACAGTAGGGGGTGGAGCATCAAATGGAGCGTTACATGGGTTAACAAAATTTCATATGGATGAAGCTCCTGTTAATGAATTTTTTCTAGAATATGTAGCTAGACCTCAAACGGCTGAAATGTTTTTTGAAGATGTATTGATGGCTTGTGTGTTTTACGGTATGCCTATACTTATAGAGAATAACAAGCCTAGGCTATTATATCATTTTAAAAATAGAGGTTATAGGAAGTACAGTATTAATAGACCTGATAAGCCATACAACAAACTTTCCGTAACAGAAAAAGAATTAGGAGGTATGCCTAACAGTTCTGAAGACATAAAACAAGCTCATGCAGCTGCAATAGAGTCTTATATAGAAAAGCATGTAGGATTTGATTTACAAGGGACTTATAGAGAGCCTGACTTAATAGGTTCTATGTATTTTACAAGAACCTTAGAAGATTGGGCTAGATTTAATATAAACAATAGAACAAAATTTGATGCTTCAATTAGCTCTGGATTAGCTATAATGGCTTGTCAAAAAACACTATATCAACCTTTAAAAACAAAATCAAAAATAAAACTTAACTTTGCTAAATATGATAATAAAGGAAGTTACAGCCAAATTTTAAGATAAATGAAGGACGTAAAAGTAAATGTTAATCCTACGGGCTTTCCAAGTCAATTTGTTTCTGATGCAGAAAAAGCATCATTTGAATTTGGATTACAAATAGGACAGGCTATTCAATACGAATGGTTTAGAAAAGATGGAGGGCAAAGTAGATTTTATAATCAATGGGCTGATTTTCATAGACTAAGGCTTTATGCTAGAGGAGAACAATCTATTCAAAAATATAAAAACGAACTTGCTGTCGATGGAGATTTAAGTTATCTTAACTTAGACTGGACTCCTGTTCCTATTATCCCAAAGTTTGTAGACATTGTAGTTAACGGTATGGCCGACAGGATTTTTACTGTAAATGCGTATGCTCAAGATGGAATGTCTTTAGATAAAAGAAGTCAGTATCAGGTTAATCTTGAAAAAGATATGCTTGCTAAAGATATGATGAAGCAAATTCAAAAGGAGTTTGATGTTAATACTTTTGCCATGTCTGAGGAAGAGATTCCAAATACTTCAGAAGAACTAGCACTTCACATGCAAATGAAATATAAGCCATCTATAGAGATAGCTGAAGAAGAAGCTGTTAATACTGTATTGGCTGAAAATAGATACAACGAAACTCAAAAAAGACTATACTACGATCAAACTGTTTTAGGAATACAAGTATGTAAAAATACATTTCAACCTGGAGCTGGAATAAAAGTAGAATATGTTGACCCTGCTAGTGTGGTATATAGCTACACTGAAGACCCTAATTTTCAAGATTGTTTTTATTGGGGTGAAATTAAAACCCTTCCAATTATTGAATTAATGAAAATTGATCCTAGCCTAACTAGGGTTGATATGGAAGAGATATCTAAATACAGTCAAAGCTGGTATGACTACAACAATACAGCTCAATATTACAATAACAGTTTATTTAGCAAAGACAGTTGTACTGTTTTGTTTTTTAATTATAAAACCACTAAAACATTTACCTACAAAAAGAAAGTAAATGCGGCAGGAGCAGAAAGGGTAATCGAAAAAGACGACACCTTTAATCCTACAGAAGAAATGATGGAGGAAGGAAACTTTGAAAAGATTTCTAAAACTATTGATGTATGGTATGAAGGGGTAATGGTTATGGGTACTAACATTTTACTTAAATGGGAAATGTCAGAAAACATGGCAAGACCACAATCTGCATCTCAAGAAGTATATCCAGAGTTTGTAGCTTCTGCACCAAGAATGTATAAAGGGGCTTTAGAGTCTTTGGTAAGACGAATGATTACGTTTGCTGATTTAATTCAGATTACACACTTAAAATTACAGCAAGTAATATCTAGAGTTGTACCAGATGGTGTATATATTGATGCTGATGGATTAAGTGAAGTAGATCTAGGTACAGGGCAGGCCTATAATCCTGAAGATGCATTAAGAATGTTTTTTCAAACAGGTTCTGTTATTGGTAGAAGCTACACACAAGATGGGGATTATAATCAAGCAAAAGTTCCTATCCAACAACTTAACAGTAATTCAGGTCAAGCAAAAATTCAAAGCCTTATAGGAAGTTACAATCACTACATGTCAATGCTTAGAGATGTAACCGGTTTAAATGAGGCTAGAGATGGCTCTACACCAGATTCTTATTCTTTAGTTGGATTACAAAAACTTGCAGCATTAAGCAGTAACACTGCAACAAGGCATATATTAGATGCAAGTTTACAAATGTCACAAAGATTATGTACTTCATTATCTAGCAGGATTGCAGATATGCTTCAGTATTCTGAATTTAAAGAAGAATTTGTAAATCAAATAGGTAAATTTAATGTTGGTTTAATTGAAGAGATTAAAGATTTATACTTAAGTGATTTCGGAATATTTATAGAAATTGTACCAGATGAAGAAGAAAAAAGAATGTTAGAACAAAACATTCAAATGGCTCTTCAAAGAGATTCTATAAACTTAGAAGATGCAATTGATATTAGAGAAATAAGAAATATTAAACTAGCTAACCAAGTTTTAAAATTAAAGCGTAAAGCTAAACAAGATTTAGAGCAGCAACAGAAATCAGCAGCAGCTCAACAACAAGCTCAGATAAATCAGCAATCACAACAGATGGCAGCTCAAGCAAAAATGCAGCAATTCCAAATGGAAAACCAAGCAGCTGTACAGCTAGAACAAGCTAAGGCTGAATTTGCGGTTAAAAAGATGCAGGGTGAAGCAGCTATAAAAGCTGAGTTAATGAATCTAGAGTTTAATCTTAATATGAAACTAAAAGGAGTTGAAGTTGAAGGATTAAAAAGTAGAGAGTCTCAAAGAGAAAAAGCCAAAGCAGATAGAATATCTCAGGCAAATACAGAACAGTCTAAATTAATAGAACAGAGGAAAAACAATTTACCTCCAGTAAGCTTTGAATCATCAGAAGATAGCTTAGATGGTTTTGATTTAGCTGAATTTGAGCCTAGGTGATTTTATTAAAATTGAATTTAAATTATATATATAACTTTGTAAAAAATCAAATCAAATGGAAATTAAAGTATCTGAAGTAACCCCTCTAGAACAGAAGTCAGTTCAAGAAGTAGAAAAAAGTCTTTTAGACAAACACGAAAAAGAATTAAACGCTAATGAAGAGTTATCAGCTGAAAAAGAAAAAGTTGAAAACCTACTAGAGGCTGAAGAAAAAGTTGCTCCAACTATAAAGGATGAAGACGTTCTTTCATATATTAACAATAGATATAATAAAGACATATCTTCGGTAGATGATTTATTTGCTCAAAAAGAGATAAATGAAGAACTTCCTGAAGATGTATCTAAATATTTAAATTTTAAAAAAGAAACTGGTCGTGGATTTAATGATTTTGTAAAAGCTAATAAAGATTACGATGATTTAAACGAAGACCAAGTGTTAGCAGAGTATTATTCTTTAACAGAAGCTGATTTAGATAATGATGATATTCATTATTTAATTGAAGACAAGTTTTCATATGATGAAGACTTAGATGATGAAAGCGAAATTAAAAAGAAAAATATAGCTAAAAAAAGAGAACTTTCTAAAGCCAAAAAGTATCTTAATGATTTTAAAGAAAAATACAGTGTTCCTCTTGAGTCAAGTGGGAAAGCTATTTCTGAAGAAAACAAAAAGGAACTTGAAGCTTATCGAAGTTATATTCAAGAATCTAAAACAGTTCAAGAAGCTAATCTAAAAAAGAATGAGTATTTCGAGAAAAGAACAAACGATGTTTTTAACTCTGAATTCAAAGGTTTTGAGTTCGAAATAGGGGATAAAAAAATAGGTTATTCTTATGGAGATGCGCAGGAAATGAAGGCGAAACAAATGGATCTTAATAATTTCATAGGTAAATACCTAGGAGATGACGGATTGATTAAGGACGCAAAGGGTTGGCATAAAGCAATTAGTGCTGCAATGGATCCTGACCGCTTTGCAAAGTATTTTTACGAGCAAGGTAAGGCCGATAGTATTGGAGATATTTCTAAACAAAGTAAGAACATTAATATGAATGTTAGAAGTACTCCACAATCAATAGGTGAGACAGGATTTAAAGCAAGACAA